CATAGCTCGATCGCTAGCTGAAAAAACGTTTTGGGTTTTAGTAATAAACCCAAGCTTCTTCAACCACCAAGTGATTGGATTTACAAACTTAAATGAGTCATCAACCTGACCTCCACTTCCAAACTCCAATTGGCCTTTTTCAAACAATTCTTGATAATATTTCCAAGCACTTACCCTTGATAAAGTTTTTCCTTTTTTAAGAGCCATTAATGATTGTACAGATTCAATAGCTTCACGCACAACCTGCGAATTAGTAGCAGAAGATATATACTTATCAAATTCCTTAGCAGCACGAACTCTATCAACCTCAGCCTTTAAAATTTTACCAGCTTTAACAAGATTTTTATAATCAGCTATACGTAGTTTGCCCTTATTAAAAATATCTTCGCCCATCGAATAAGCTAATTTTGTAGGAGACTCTTTATTTGTCTTAATCATATTTACAAAATCATCTGGAGCATACTTAACATCACGAACAACATCAGTCTTAGGTTTAGCAAAATCTAGTTTATTAAAACCACTTTTGCGTAAACTGCCTATAGATTTAAAATAAAAATCTTTAAACAAATTTTTAGGTAGTTTTTGTTCAAATTTATCAAACAAATTAAAAAACGATGTAAAATCATTTTCATTAAACTTTGATACAGTTATGCCAAAATTTCTAAATTTATTTTTATTTCCTACTAACGTTTTCAACGATACAACGTTTTTACTAAGTTTTCCAACCTTAGACACTAAAGCACCAACACCTAACGATGCTAATAATTCGCCAGTAATCTTAGTACCTCCCTTAGTTATATCTTGCTTGTAACCTTCAAACTCGTCCTGCAACGCAGAAAACAACACGTCTTTATTATTTACAATATTAGTAAGAGTCCCAAATAATTTTTTACTGCCGCTATACGGATCTAACATAAATTTAACATTAGCTACGCCTAACCTACCAATAGATTCCACAGATTTTAAAGCTGACGCTCCGCCGTACAACATAATTTCATTAAAAGCAGCTAATCCTTTCTTAAACACATTTTTATCTGTTTTTAACCGTGATTTTTGTATACGCTTTGCAGTATCCGTTAAATATGATGCTGATTTACCCAACAACGCTAACGGTATGTCTGCATAGTTATAAATCTTATCTATATTAGCTTTCTCTATTAACTTTGGCACTAAAGTTATAGATTCAACAATATGGCCACCGTCAGCCATTTTTACAACAACTTGCTTCTGAAGATGTTCGCTTACACCATCCTTCTCGCCTGTTAAAATACTAGACGTTCTATGTTTAATTGGTAACTCCCCACGTTGGTTTATATAATCCAACACTTCTTTTCCAAGCCTTTTAGCTGAGTCAGCTCTAATGATATACTCGCCTGGACTTGCCAAAATAGGAACTTTGTCTTCACGCGGACCTCCTGGCCCAGTAATAATACCACCAACTGCTTTTTTGTCGTTATTAAAAAACACATCACCCAGCTTTTTACTTAAATTCTTTAAATCAGACAAAACTTTTGTACTATCCTTATACCTTTCGCTAAAATCTTTCGTCATTAAAATCAACATTTGATCTAATGATTTATCCATATTATTTAAAAACTTATTAGTTTCATCATGTAATATATTAGCTAAATGGTCTAACTTCTCGCCATTAGTTTTTAATTGGTCCCCTCTAGCAATTTCGTCTACTTTCTTCCTAAAAACCTCTCTCAATTTTTCACCATCACTTCCTAATTGGCTAAGCAACGGTACAACTTCAGCTTCAAATTCAGCCATAAACTTCTGCAATTCTTCAGGACCAAACCCTCTCAACTTCAACCTTCCTTCAGTAGTAACACCAACTACCTCGTATGCCTTTGATAATCTTTCCTTCAATATTTGCATATATTTATCTATAACATCAGCAACTTCCTCAGCTCTTGTTCCGCCACCAGTAACAACTAGCTCTCTAGCTCTCCTACGTTCTTCATACAATGTTGTAAAAAGCTGTCTTCCACCGCTAACTTGCTCTGCTATTTTACGCAAAGTACGCTGATTCTCATAATTTGCAATTGCTATTCTTCTATCTAATTCTACACGCTGTTGTTCTTCTTTTGTAGGCATTCTGCCTTGCGACATAACAATCTGTAATAAACGCTGTTGGTATTTATTAAACGAAAACAACTGATCTGCAGGGACTCCAGCCTGCAGCATTTCATAAATAGGATATTGTGGAGCCAATGGATGTTCTCCACCTATAAGCATACCTCTAACCTTAGCTATAGAATCTTCCAACGCATTTAATGCCTCACTAAGGTTTAAACTAGCTTTTAATTTAACCATTGCCTGATCTGCAGCAGCTAACCCACGTCCTAATTGAGCCAATGCCTCATATGTTTTCATAAATGGTCGTACATCACCAATAATTTGAGCTAATTTATTTAATTCCTCACTATAACGTTTAGTATTAGTATCTAAAATACCTAGTATCTTATTAGTCTTAGTCATTGATTTGTTTAATTCAATAAAAGGATCAGCAAACAGCAATCTAAAAACATCTCGTTGCTTTTTATACTGCTGGTTCAAACTAGACAACACGTCAGCAAAATCCGTACCGCTCATTTTTCTTTTCATCTCAGGAGAAGCTTTTTTATACTCTGCTAGTAATTCTTTTCTTTTAACATCAATTTCTTTTAAAGCATTAATCCTCTTCTCAATTTCACTATTAATAATCCTTACAAGCTGAGTGTTGTCTTTAGCACGATTAATTTTATCAACAAACGGTTTAATGTTTTGAATATATTCCAAATTAGTTGTCATAACATCGTTAAGATCTTTATATTGTTTTCCAAGTTGTTCTAATCTCCTACTAATTACCTCTTTTACTTTACCTTCATATCTACCGCCCTTAAACATATCCATATAACCAATCTTAGCTAAAGGGATGCGTTCCAGCATTTTAGCCAAATACTTAACTCTATTAGATGACTCTTCCAATACTCTCTTAAAAATCTTTTTCAATTTTATAGTCATAGTATCATTAATATCTCTATACTGTTCTCCAAGCCAGCCTAACTTTTTATTAACTATCTTACTTACTTTATCTTTATATTCATCAACTTTCAACACATCCATAAATTTAATTTTAGCTAAAGGCGTGCGCTTCAACGCCTCAGTTAAACGCTCAACATCCCTAGAAGATTTCTCTAGTGTTACATTAAAAATTTTCTTAACCCCATTCACTACAGCAGTATCTATATTATTATATCGCTCTCCAAGCCATTCTAACTGTTCATTAACAACATCACGTATTTTATCTTTATAACTATTCCTTAACATATTAGTATAGCCAACTCTAGCTCTACTAACATGCTCCAACATCTTAGCCGAGTCTTCAACATTTTCAGAAAATTCTTCTAACGCAGCATTAAAAACTTTTCTAAATGTTGCATACCCTCCAGACACATCGTATTTAAAAAGTTCGTTAGTCAAACTAACAGTATTGTCAGACGCTTCTTTCATAGTAGAGCGTACCTGTTCAACTAACACGTTATAAGCTTTCCTAAATGATTGTAAATTAATATAAAATTTTTTCCAGTCGCCCCCTCCTAACCTCATCAAACGTTCAGTAGGTGTCAACTCTTGTGCGATTTTTACCGGTTGAATTTCTTGCAGCATTGGCAATCCAGCAGCTGCGCCTATCTGACGTGTACTATACTTAAATTCAACCACAGCTCGTATATAAGAATCGCGTATATTAAACAAAAAGTCGTTAAAAGCCTTAATAGCTGTTGTAGATACAAGATCTAATCTATGTAACTCCTTAGAAATTGAAATGCCTTCATTAATAGCTCTTAACACGTTCTCCTTAGATTCTACTAATTTAGCAAATTCATTATACATTTCATTAGCAGCTTTCTGAATATCTATAGCTTTTTGTTCTTTCGTCAATTCAGGAGCAGCTTCTATCTTCTCACGTTTAGTTATAAACTTCATTAATACATTAGCAACTTCTTTATCATATTTATCAATTAAATTTTTAAAAGCAGTTGTTACTTTAGCTTGTTGTTCTCTTGCTATCGCTAATTGATTTGGTAACTGAGATTTAGCTGTTAAATACCTACCGCCAGTCATAATAAATAGTGATGCTAAAGCCGTACTAATTTTATCAGCAGCTGATCCGCCTTCCATTAATTGAGCTTTCTTAATCTCATCAACCTTCTTTTTAATATCTTCTGCAATACTAGCAGCTTTTCGAAATTCTTTATTATCATCAACTTTACCATCCTTAGTGTCATGTTTTAATTGTTGTTCACCAAGCTCGCTACTACGTCGCGTATTTTCTTCGATAGAAGACAATAATAAAGTTTGATCCTTATTAGTTTTCAAAATAGCATGCTGCACATCTAAATTCTTAACATCTTCTTTTTTCAATTCCTTAGCTACTTTAGGTATATCTCCCCTAGCTTTAATAATATCCTGTTTCTCTTTATCTGTAAAAATATCTTTCTTCTTTTTACCTTCCCTCTCTAAATATTCCTTAACCTTATCAATAGACTTTTTAATAGCGCCTTCAGCACCAATACCAAAAAATGCTTTAGCTTTACCCTTTGCAGTTGTAAACTCAGCCTCACTTATTTTATCTTTAATAGTTTTAATAGCATCGCCTATAACTTTTGGAGCCTTCTCTTTTGTAAACTTAGACCACAACCACCACGAGGCTATAGCGCTCATCGCAGCGCTATCAAAAGTTTTCAATGCTTTTTCACTTACACCCAAAGACCTCGCAAATTGAGAAAAAGCACCGCCCATCAACGAAACAGCCTCAAACGAAGCTCTACGTCGAAACGTACTTTTTGCTTCTTTATAAGCCAAACTAGTCTCACCTATTTTTTGTAAAATAGGAGTTACTTGCTTTTTATACTCTTCTTGTGATATTTTACCGGTTTTATACTGTACTTTTAAAGCCTTACGCTGCTCTTTTAACTGTTCCAATTGGATTTCATACCCATATGCTTCCCGCTCAGCACTTCGTTTAAATATATGTGCCAAACCTAACTGAGTAAACAATAGTTTTTGCAGTGTCTCACTTGATAGCCATAACGGCTTATATTGCGCATCTAATGCCTTCTTAAGTTCTTTAAATTCTTTAGAGGCTACAATACTCTGTGCGCTATATTTATCAATCATCTTACTCCAATACTGCTCTTTATTTTTACCCCCTACGCCAGCTGGAATCATACCAGATGCACGAGCCTCCAACCCAGCAACAAACATACGTAAAGTGCGTGTATTAGTAATACTTGCTAACAACCGTTCTACTGTATAGCGCCCTTTAAAATAATCTGCATAATAAGCCGGTTCATTCACAGCTCTAAATGGTTTAATAAATCGACTAGGTTGCGTCGAAGCAAAACGCATAGCTTCTGCTATACCAAACTTTTTAACTAAATCTTTACTTATTCTATCTAACGCAGTATCAACGTGCCTTACTAACTCAGCCTGGTTTTTAGCTATATAAAATTTACGTAATTTAACAAGACGGTCAAAATAAACTTTAGTGCTATCCAAAAGTGCAGAACGAAAATCTACCCCTCCAGCCAATAATTTACCTGCCTTACGCTCACTAAAAGCATAAGCTATTTTACTTTCAATTAACTTAGTCAATCTATCAATTTCATTCTTTCTAAACGCAGTAGCTCTTTGCTCATCTAATAAATTAACTATGTCATCAAGTTTATTTACAGTCTCTACCTGATATTTACGAATATCTGTTTGTATTTTAAGCTTACGACTCTCTATTGGACTTATACCTTTAGCAACAGCTTCTTTCATTCCTTCCAATTCTTGTGGTGTTAACTGCGTACCAGCCTCTCTACTTTGCCTAACAATATATCTAGCCTCCGCTGCATGTCTGACTATCGCTTCTAACTCTTGCATTACTCCAGCTCTACGCAACATAGCTATTTGTATATTTTTAGTACGTTCAGTAATTACTCTTCTTTCAGGAGGTAATGCCAGTTCACGTATAAATGCTCTTTGTTGAATTGATAGCTTAGACAAATCTCGTATACCATAATCAACATCTTTTAACTGCTCCGATAGTCCTCGCAATAAACCCGCTGTATGCTCTAAAACTTTAAACCGTTCTTTTTCAACAGCTATGTTGGCTTCTACAGTTCTGGTAATACTAGCTATAGTTTTTTCTAATTCAGCGTATGTTCTGATTAATTGTACATAAATTTGATTATTACTAATTAACTTTTGTAATTTATTAATTTGCTCCTCAAGTCCTTTTGATAATGGAGCTTGTGCGCCCAAACGTTTAGCTAATGGTTCAGTTAATTGATTTAATTGATCTAATGGCTCAAAAAAATATTTCTTTAAATCTTTAGCAAATGTTTCCTTAAAAGGTATTTCACCAAACTTACCAGTAGTTATATTTATACCTTTACTTGTTTGCATTAGTACTTCTGTAGGAATGTTTTCAAAAAATCTAGGACCTAAATTATATAATTTTCTAAACTCTTGCTGAGTTATACCAACCATTCCAGCAGCAGCGCCAGTTAAATTTTCCTTAAGTATATCTAAATTCCTATCAATAGCTTCAACCATGCGGTGTGCTGGAAATACACTGTCTATAAATTGTTCAACCGCATCTAATGGTACTTCTCTAACTTGTCGTAATTCTTTATCAAAAACTTCAACAAACCACCCTAAACCCTCTCTAAACTTTACTATACCTTGTTGTCCAGCCACCTTCATATACTTATCTATATCTTTCATAAAAACTATCGTATCACCAGCAAAAACTTCTCCTTTACGCTCAATAATTTCAGCTTGTCGAGCCATTTCTTTAGTTAGCACACCAGCAAAATCTAACTGTCGTTCTGGATGTAAAGTACGTAAAACTTGAACTCCCAAAACATCCCGCCAATCTATAATTCCTTTTTCCGCCAATCGTTGCAAACTACGTCTTTGTTGAATTATCATTTCATACATCGGTTTAAAAATTTCACGATCTAATAACAACGTAACTTTAGCTGGACTTAAACCTGGCGGCAGTTCACTCAATATTTCACCAAAACGTTTATAAGCTTCCCTAAATTTATTCCTAGCTTTAATTAATTGTTCATAATATTTATTAAATAGCTTATCAAAAGCCGGACTCAGCGGTAATTTAACCTCCAAAATCTTATTCATAGCGTCTACAGCTTCTTTAAGTTCTTGTGCTGGAGAAACTTGAATAAATTTAGCTAAAATAGGACCAGCGGCAGGAACCTCTTTAACAAACTTTTTCAACTCTGACCTAAATCTAGCAGAAAACGTGCTAGAATTAGTTAATTCTTCTGCAAATTTTTCTAACGCTTTTATATTAGTATCAGCCATTTCAGACAACTTGGCCTTACGCATTAATTCAATGCCTTCATTAAACTTATAACCAGAATTTAAAACAGCATTACCAAATTTATCGAAATATAACACTAGATCTGGTGCTGTTCTTGCTATTTCATTAGCAAAATCACTATAATCACTAACCAATTTATCATACTGTAAAATCGGACTAATATACTCTTCTCTAGCTAATTCTTTTGTAATAGGTTCTGCAGACAATTTATTAATTTTCCGTAGCTTATTTTCCAAATTAGCATAACGTTTAGCTAAATCACTAATGGTCTGTAATTCGCTACTTTGTTTACGTCTAATACCGCTTAATGATTTTTCATACCCCTCAGCAGAAAACGTAACTCGTTTAATAGCATCGCTTAATTTACCATATACAGGTATACCTGCTGCAACGGTGGCGGCTAATGGTCCAAACGATTTGACAAAAGTGCTATTAATTTGTGCCCACTCCTGAAATTTTACTGCAGGTACACCAGCAGCTTTAGCTAAACTATAAAAAGCTTTTTCCCCGCTCTTCAGTCCTGCAGACATTGTAGTAAAAATAGCAGTTAATAGTTTATTAGAAAACCCAAACGCCTCTGCAACTTTACGTATAACTTTTCCTAACCATCCAAACACTTTACCAACAGCTTCAAAAACAGATACTCCTTTTTGCGCCATAATAGACAACACATCATTCCAAACTCTACCAAATTTAGCCAAAACATAGCCAGTTTTGCCTAAAACAGTCTCCAAATCACGTATACTTCTAGCTGACTCGCCTATTACTTTTAATCCAGTAACATTAACATTAAGCCCTTTTGGCATTTTTCCAAAAACTTCAAAAATACCTGCACCCAATTTTTTCATAAAATCACTTTTTACTAAAGAAGTCATAGAGCTAAATGACTTTATATAATCAGTAAGTCTATTAATAACTCCTTGTCCTTTAGTCATTATTAAGAAAAACCCGCCCAAAGCAGCTGCGGCAACTTTAATCGCAGGCGAAATGTTTGATATAGATTCTATAAGATATCGCATCCCATTTACAAACTTAGTTGCAATAGGTAATGCATATTTGCCGAACTGTAATTGTAATTCAACAACTGCAGCACGTAACTGCTGAATCTTTTTAGCATAAGTCTCCATAATTATAGCGTTTCGCCGTTCAGCAGCCCCTTTAGAATTAATACTATCAGACAATGTATCTAAAACATCATTCCAATGCTCCATTAAAACAATGATACTATTATAATGCCGTCTACCACCAATGGCTGTAGCAATGTTTAATCGCTGTACCTTAGTTAAATCGCCCCATCTATCAGCCAAATCACCCAATACATCAAACGCACTACGTAATTCTCCGGTTTCTCCTATAACAGGTATGCCTAACGTTTCTAACATTTGTGGTGCTTTTTTAGAATAAAGCCGCCTAAAAATAAAACGCAAACTAGTACCTATTTCATTACCAGTTTGCCTCGTAGTCTCACCTATACCAGTAACAATAGCGTTTAATTGGTCAAAAGTTACGCCAGCAGTTTTAGCTGCAGCAGCGCTCTTTCTTAAAGCTAATGCTAGATTCTTTGAGGTAATAGCATGACGTGACTCAACTTCAGTCCATGCATCCAAAAATCTAATAGTACTTTCCCCTTCTTGTCCATATATCTTAACTGCAGCAGTTAAAGCTTCAGTAGCATCCTCTGCTGCCAACGTTGTAACGTTAGCAGCTAACAACGAACTTCGTGTTCTATCAATAACTTCAGCTTGTGCTAAACCTTGTTGTGCAAAAACACGCATAGCATCTATAACTTGCCTAATCGGCAAACCAAACTCTTTTGCAAAATTAACAGCCGACTGCTGTAATGCATCAAAATCAGTTTGAAGCGGATTCATAACTTGTCTTAAAACAGCCATTCCAGTTTGCACGTCTGCAATAACATTTACCATCTCCTTAAATGCCGCAACTAAACCATAAACTGTTCTACTAGCCACGCCCCATCTAACAACACGTCCAAAAGCTTGACCAAAACCTCTCCTACCTTGAACTAATTTCACTAAATCTTCAGTTTTTTCGGTAAAAATACCTACTTTTTTACCAGCCTCTAAACTTTCTTCTCCTATCTTTCTAAATTCAACAGAAATACTATCTAAAACTTGTTTAGTGGCTGGGTCCATTACTTTATATCTATATGTAAAAGCTTTACCTATAGGCGGGCCACCCTCACCAGCCGCCTTTTTAAAATACTCACGTATAGCCGCTATATTACGCTTATGCAATAAACGCTGCGCCTCTGGCGCAATAAACTGCGGCACGTTTACAATTCCTAATTTAGATCTTGTACTTAACGTTGAAAGCGTTCGCTCTAATTGTCTAAAATATTTAATAGTCTCTTCTAAATTCTTCCTAGCTTCAATGGTAAACTCTTCAGCCGGGCCAGCAAACCCACCAATTTGTAATCTATTATAAGCTTCTAAAGCGTTTCTTAATTGTATAACTCCCTCCAATAATGTTTTAAAATCCCAAGCATTTAAAACTTTATCTCCCATTCTACGTAATAAATCAGCATCTTCAATTAAAGCTTTAAGCTTAGGGTCTAATTTCGCAAGCATATCAAAAGCTGTTTGAACTTTATATATAGGAGACAACATCTCATTAATACTACCAGATTTCAAATCCCCAACCAACATATCATAAATAGACTTAAATTTAGGCCTAATCATAGCACGCTGCTCAATCAAACGTGCCAACTGTTCTGGATCACGATAAATACCTACCAACTTAGCTAATTCAGGAGCAACAAATTTAGTTTTTTTAGCACTATCTACAGCCTTAGTATAAATATCGCTTGTTTGACCAAGTGTATTCTCAATATTCTTAACATATCTATTTACAACAGCTTCAAACTCTCTATATGCACGTTCAGCTTCTGGCCCAGACGCTTCCTCGTCAATCTTTTGCCTCAAATCTTCCAACCTCTTTAAAAAATATTCACCTACCTCTTTTTTATAAAGCATCCAAATACGTACCAACCCACCACGTTTTTCCTCTGGCAATTTCATTATTGCTTCACGTATTTGCCTAGCTAACTCAACTGATGGGCCTTCTTCACGTGTTTTTTTCAACAATTTATAAATCTCTGTACTATACCGTTCACCTTCCTTAACATCCCCCAACCCATAATATCTAACCGCCTCTTGAAACATAGCTTTTAAATTTCTAAATTTAGCTTCAGGCCGCATTGGCTCTTTATACTCTGGTTTAAACCTTCTAAATTCACCATAACTAGGTATAGTACCCTTAATTTCACCTAAACGGCGTAATTGTTCCTTTACTTTATTAATACTAGCCTCAGTTAATCCAGCTTCATTAATATACTTTTCTATTGCCCTAAGAGTTTGAATCGTTTGTTTATTTAACTCGTCATCCTCAGACATACTATAAACAATGTCTTGCAACTCTTTATACGTATTATATAATTTTATTTTTTCTTGGCTACTTAATTCTTGACCACGCTTAATTTTAGCAATTATATCTTTAATACGTCTATAATACTCATCATCAAAGCCGCCACCTTCACCGCCTGCGCCACCAACTCCACCAGGAGGTGGACCATAAGTAGGAGGAACCCCTCCTCCAGGAGGTACTGATCCCATACCCCCTCCACCACCAGCACTAGTTGTCAGCCAATATTGAAATGTCTTTTCTCCTCCTCTCGTTCCTCCCAAACGCCTATAGTAATCCAACAACTCTCTACTTAATCGCTCAGCTACTTGAGTTTCTTGCTCAGTTAAAGTACTCAAAATCTCCCTAGCGCTTCTTTGTAACTCTTCTACAGGACGTTTAGGCAATCTTTTAATAAATTCATCAGGCCCTAATTTTTTCAACTCAGACACAACATAATCATAAACTTCTGGCATACTCTTAAATAAATCTTTAGGTATTGGTTCTCCTTTACTAATCGCATCAATAGTTGACGCTACAATACTTTGTGCTTTCCTAACAGTCGCTATATCTGCTTTAAATCGTACAGGATCAAACTCACCAATAGGAATAGTAAATCTTTCTTCAGGCCGCTGAGTACTAACAAATAATATCTCTCCTACCGCTCCTTCAACATGTTTTAAATAAACATTTATCTGACTTAAATAATCTTCTAATCTACGAATAACATCTTTATCGATTTGACTTATAACATTTTGAGATTTTAATTCATCTAATTTATCTTGAATTGTAATTCGTCTATTAGTAATATCCTTGGCAATCTCCTTAAGCCGTTCAAATGTCCGTGTATTATAAATAGTTTTAATATCAGTAATAACTTTCTTACCAGCTTTTTCGTATAAAACGTCTAAATGTCCAGTAATACCGCTCTCAAAATCTTCAATAGGTTTCTCAATTTCTGCTTTAGGAAATTTCCGCAAAAACTCCTTTTGAATCTTCCTATGTAACAATATACCACGCGCACTAGTTAATTCCATCAATACTGGGTACTTCTTAGGAACACCAACCATTTCCGAAACAATAGCCTCTAACTGACGCCCTCCACCAAATGTTCCTCCTCTATGTAATGCACTAGCTCTAAACAGTTTATACAACTCTGTTTCTTGTTCAGCTAATTGTCCACCTTCAGCTTTTTTCAATAAATTACGTAAAGCTTTAGTTTTCCTTCTTATAATAACATCGCTTAGCCCTTCGGTTAAATCGTCCGCAGCTTGTGATACAGAATCAACTAATTCCTTAGTTTTAGCAGTATCGTCTTTAATTTGCTTACTAATATCCCTACGTTGTACCTCTTTATACCATTGTTCAACCTCATGTGAACTTATATTATAGCTATTAACAACCTGACGGTTTAAATCCTCAGTGCTATCAATAAAATCCTTTATGCCTTTAGTAGGATCTACACCTTTAAACGCTATTCTAATATATTCTTTTTGTAATGGAACAACATTCGCAACTTCACTAATTCTACGTAATTTCTCTTGAATAGTAGCTATAAATTCATAATAATTACTAAGTGTATTAGCAATCTCAGCCACCGTCCTTTCAAATTGTTCAGGTTTTACCTCACCGCCTAATACCCTACGCGCAAATTCTTTAGCAGTAGCCATAATATTTTTTCCAGCTTTAGCTAAAAATTCAGCTTTAATAGCCTCTTCTTCTTGAGGCATTAATGGCGGTAAACCTGCTTTTTCATATATTGGCTGTACTTTAGATTTTACGCCTTTAATTAATTTGGGCAAAGTTTCTAGCCAATCATTAATATTCATTAGGCGCTGTTGCAAATTAATATTCTTTTCAGCTGCCACCTGTTTCAACAAATTTCCAAATAATGTGCCAGGCCCACCAGTAATTCCACCTGTACCGCGTAGTTGTTTTACAAATTCTTCTACTTCACTTAATTCTTTATACCTAGTTTTAATTGCAGATAATACCATCAAGCCATGCATACCTCGCTTAGGAGCTTGCGCTGCTTGTTCCATAGCTGAAGTTAATACATGTGCAGCTTTAGTAGCTTCTTCAAGCCGTTGAGCAAACTCTTTGCCTTGTTCACCCTTTGGTAATACTAATTGCTCAACTGGTAACTTAACACGAGTTCTACCAGCCACAGATTTTAATGTTTCCATACTAGTACGCATTTGGTACAACGGCTGTAAATTAGCAATAATAGTTGACGGTATAGTTATTCCACGTTCTGACTTAGCCTGCTTCAATACACGTTCTTCTGCTAACCGCCGTAAACCCCCAGCTGCAGCAATGTCTTGTAGCAATGTTGCCTTAGTACGGCCTTCTGGTAACTCTTTTAATTTTTTAGCTAACGCTACTTCGGTAGCTTTTATAGCTTGACGCTCAATTTGGCTATACAATTCTTTAAATGTGGCTTCCAAACCCAAATGACTAACAATACGTTTAATTAACTTGTCTCTATCAGACGATAGTGTCTGTAAATCAACATCCGGTTCAAATAGCTGTAACTCTCTTTTTAATAACTTAGTCGATAATTTACCCAAACGTAACTTAGCAGAATTAATTATTTGTTGTTCAAAATCTAATAACTCATCAAAATCATCGGCATGCTGTTTTATAGCCCCCATAATAGTTTTAATACCGCCTTTTTTAGCGATATTTTCCAATACAATTGTCCCAACAGCCTTTACACCAGCGTGTTTTACATCCATACCTTTTTGGATAATAAAACGCAAAATCTCATTTACTCTAGCAGAAAACTCTTCAACAGGTTTACCAGCTAAAGCTACACTAGCTTTAGGCCATTTTTTTAAAAATTCAGGAGATGGGGGTGCAACAAATTTACCAGTCCCTGCTAAACCTTTTCCAAACCCTGTTTCAACTTCCGAAATACGTAACAATCGACTTATTCCTTCTACTGTCTGTCCAGTATGCAATTTATATAATTGTCCAGAAATAGCATCAGTATATTTCTTTTCCCATAACTGTTGCCGTACCAATTCTTTAGCCATAGAATTAATAGCATCTTCCAAACCTGACGAGGCTTTAATAAAACCATGATTGCTTTCATCAACTTTTTTTAAATATTCCGTTTGCTGCTCAGGGCTTACGTTAAATTTACTAAACACTTCTGGTAAAATTTCCGTTTTTAAAAATTCTTTAGACCATTTTTGTACAGCCTCCCTCCATTCTTTAGATCCTTTTTTAATATCTTTAGCAGCGCTTTGATACGAAAATAGTCCCTGCATAACTTCAGGCATTTTTAAATTCGCTACTTTCTCACGTATATATGGTTTAGTTAAAAATGCATAGCCTTGTTCAGCTGGGTGTCTCTTACCAAAAATATACGCCATCTCCGCTAAGCTTTTAGTTTCGCCCTCTTTAATAGCCGTAAACACAGATCTAAATAATGTACGTACAGAAGTTACATCATCTTGTAATGCTTTATAATGAGCCTCTATCTCTTTACGTGATTCTTTTAATGCTCCAGTATGTATAAATAACGCATCACCGTCAAAATCTAATTTTTGTTCATGCGCTAAAAACTTAGGTGTAGCATCATTAATAACTTTTAATAATTTTTCAATAGCTTCAGTTAATGCTTTAGCTTTTTTAGCTCCTTCTTCAGTACCTTTAGCCCACTCTTCCTCTCTACGTTCCACTAAACTCTTAATATCTTTTGATAAATAAACCCTTTTTTCTCTAGGAACAACTCCAACATATTCTCTTAAAGTTCCTATAATTTTAGTTAGTTTAGCTAAATCTAACTGAGGCATACCAGGTTCAGCAATAGCATATTTACTGGGAAGTGCTGACAGTAATCTAGCTATCCTAGGCTGCACACTTAAAGTGCCAGTAAACGGATACCTAACAGACTCAACAAAAGCTCTGCCTTGTTTTTTAATAAGGTTTGCTAAAGTAATTTCTCTTTCATTTCTTTCACCCGTACGCACCTTAATACGCTGAGCCATATGCGGTGATATGCCTATTTCACCTTCGCGCAAAACAGGTAACCCTAATTCCTTGGCTCGTTTAATATATTTAAAATGTTCTTTTTTCAACTCTCTAAGCCCATCCAATAATTTACGAAGCCCTGGGATATCTAAATCAACGGCAAATTTAGTATCTCGCAAAGTTTCAAGTAGTTCTGCTAATTCCTTAGTTTTATCTGTAATAGCAACTACAGCTTTACCAGTTATAGCAGGAGTCACTCTCCTGAAAAAAGCTTCTTCTATGCCCTTCTTTTTACCTATTAAACTTTTCCCCAACTCAGTAAAATATCTAACTTTAGCTTTACTTAAATTCTCTTTAGCCTTGTTCAAAGCTTCTTCAATAGCTTCTTGTACTGATAAACCTATGCGTTTAGCAAATTCTGTTAAATTACCAGCCTCTAATTCAATATCAAAAATAGCCGGAGCTTTTTTCTTAGCTTCAATTCGACTAAGAAAAGTGTTTATCATTTTTTCAAAATTGCCGCCAAAATACTGTAATTTTTTAAAATACTGAGGTGTAGTAAACTCTTGTGGTATCTTGCCAGTCTGTTTATACATTGCCAACGCTGCAGTTAATTTACGCTCTTCATCTATCAAAGATTGAGGACTAGCTCCAATTAATAAATCAGAAATACGCCCAAGCACTGTACTATATTTATACTGACTTTTAGTATTACGTTCCAGTGACTCAACAACCTCTTTTTCAGTAATAGCCCCGCCCGTCTGATAAACTGCTGGTGCTTCCCTTTCAGTTAGTGCTTTTTTAAATCTATTAACTACTTCAGACATCCTAACAATTTGTTCCTCAGTAGGCCCCTGCCTCTCCCAAACTCTGAATGTCTTTATATATTTAGTAAGCTCTTCAACTAAAGCATTTCTAATAGTAGTAACAGTTTTCTCTTGTAACTCTGAAGCCTTTCCTATACTGCCAGAAGCCAGCATTTTATAATACTGTTCAACTTTTTGTGCAGCAGCAATAAGATTATCTAGATAGCGTCCTAAGTTAGTTGGGGCAGCTTTACCTAATAATTCTTCTTGGTACGTTTTTCTAACTGCAGCACTAGGGATATATAATTCTTCATATGCTCGTTTTGCGCCTATGGCAGTAGTAGGTATTTTTAATTTAAATTCGGTAGGAAATCTTGATAGATCAAAAATCGTATCTTTAAAATCTTCCAATGTACCAGTAGATTTTTCAAACTTACGTACTTCATCCACACTTACTTCAGGCAACGACTTTAATAGGCTTTCTTTAAATTGTTTCATAGACGGGTCTAATAATTGAAAAGCTTTAATCAAATCCCACCCTTCACGTGAAGTAAAAGACAATGATTTTCCCAACTCTTTAATCATGCTAGAACCTTCGCCAAAAATGTCCATATAAGCTGCAAAAGATTGGTAATCAAGCTTTAAACCCTTCAACCCTTTAGCTATCTCTTCTGGTGACCACTCCTTAAATAGAGTTGGTTCCTCAATAATTTGTAAAAATTTTGGTGCTACAAAAGACTTCAATTTTTTACCAAATTCAGTACGAACCTTTGTATATACATCCCACTGTGATTCAAATTTGCGTAATTTATTAATGGTAGCTTGATCTAAATCTGCTTTTTCTAACCTTAAATTTTCAATAACTTTCTTAAAAGAGCCTATCGACTCATACCCCAATTCTTTCATAATCTTATTAAGTTCTTCACGTGCTTTTTTAGATTCTAAAAATGCTTTTTTAGGAATAACATCCTTAAGTACAACACCACCAGTAGCCGTAGGCCCTAATAAATTAGTTACCAACCCCTCCATTATTTCAGGCATTAACCCACGTTTAGCTATACCACGTGAACTTATTCTAGCTTCAATAGGTTTTTCTACATATAACTTTCTTTTTTCGCCAAACGTTTCTTTATATAATTCTTTTATAGTTTTTATACCTTCAAGATTACGAGGCAACTTACGATTAAAAAACTCTTCAAACGTTGTATAAACTTTATCAAATAATGCTCTATACTTCTTAGCAGTCTCCTCAGTAACTAAACCTTTTGACGCATCACTAAACAAATCTAAAATAAATGCATTTCCAGCACGACGTAGTACACGCGCTAAATCAGATATTTGACTCTTAATTACGTCGTCAGCACGTTCAACCTCTTTTTCAAAAAGCTCCGCTAATAAATCACCCATCGATTTAGGAATTTTAGCATATCCTAATGCTTCGCCTGGTTTTATAGCTACTGAAACACCCTTGGTACCAAACCGTGTTGCAAATTTACGACCAAAATAATTTAAAAAAACTTCTGCAATTTTAGCTGTTTGAACTTCAATCGTTTCACCACGATGTTCTCTAATAACATTTACAACTTCTTTTCCAATTTCAGCTAAGTCTGCACGACCTTTATATTTTTGAGGCACCCCCAAAATAGTTTGAAACTTGTCCATAACCTCTTTTAGGTCGCGCTCAAAAAATCTAGCAGCTCTAGGAGTCAACCGTTGTACACCAGACTCAAGCTTACTAATAACGCCTTCTTCTGATAGTTTTTCTGCCGGCTTCACTAAATTTTTAACTATTTTAGTAAAAGTTTTAGCTAGTCTTCCAGAAATTAAAATTTGATCTTCAAATGTGCCAGCAGTGTGTCTTAATTCAGTTAATACATTTAAACCGTATCCAGCTCCATATTTACCAGATTCAATCAGCTCTTCCTCAGTTTTACTCAATACACGAGGAACTTCTAATGGTTTTATACCCTTTTTAGTAACTACACCGCCTCCCAATGCAGCTGTAGTATACGATAATTGACGTTGGATTGAACTAAACTCTTTAAATGGTGCTAACGCTCTAACATTTGCTGCATTTAATGACATCATATTCCTATTCAATTCTTTTACACTACTTTCAAAGTTTTGTGTAAATTCTTGCAATTCAGAACTAGCAGCGTCACTCAAATTTAAAGACGTAGCTTCAAATTGCCCCAAATATGGTTTAGCACGAATAAGCGGCTCTTGCAGTTTTTTAGAACGCTCTAATATATCTTTCCATAATAGATTTGTTTCAATAATAACTTTCTTTTGTTCTTCAGGCCTCAATTCCTCAACAGGCTTTCTAGTAAAAACACGTAAAAGTTTTTCTTGATAAGCTTCTCGTTTAACTCTACCCGGCTCAGCTAACGGCAATAAACCTTGAAGTTCATTTACAACAGCTGATATAGCTCTCCTAACACTTTGATCAAATGGAGAGCCTAATCTTTTAGCTTGCCGCTCAAGAAACGGTATTGGACGACCTTTCAAAAACAACTTTTCTAACATATCATAAAAATTATCAATATGTATTTCATCCAAAGCTTTAGCAGCTTCTAAAGCACTTATTTTTAATTTTTTAGCTTCCTCACGTAAATCATCTAAACTTTTAACTGTATTTAAAAACTCTCGCGCTTGCTCAGGTGTAAACTGTTTTAGCTCTAACTTCCGTAATGCAATAGCGCGTTGATATCCTTCACGAGTAAAAGCTGTAGCACCTTTTGCAACAAGTTTTTGCATTAATTCATAAGCAAGCTTATTAGCTTTTGCTTCTTCGGGCGATCCAGAACGTATACGTAAAGGCAAAGCGCCAACTTGCTGTCTATATTCTAATACTTGCATTCGTGGTGCGCCTATACGTTCTAATTCATTAACCAATTTTTCTAAACCAGTAGTTATAGTCGCAAACTGCGAAGCAACTCGTTCAGACCCATATTTGGTTTCAAACGATACTATACCACGTTTAGAAATTTTAGCAGCTGGGATAGCTAAACGTCTAATATATTGCTGATTTAATTTTTCCTCTGCTTCTGATACTAACACTAAATTTTTATATAAATCATATAAATCAGGCCGTTTTGCAATATCTTGAATATTCAATTTGCCTTGTTTTAAACTAGTATACAACTGACCAACAACTCGACCTAAATTGTTTGCTTCTTCAGAAGACAATCGACGTAAACTAATGGCTACTTTTTCAGCCATCCTACTTTCATCAATGTGTTTAGACAGTTGAGCACTTACATAAGCTTCTTTAAATAAATTAATTAAATACTTAGGAGTAGCCCCGCCTGGTATTGTTTTATTATAAATACGTTCTAAATCCTTTGTAAGTTGTCTAACGTTAGCTATTTTTATTTCATACTCTCTGCCGCCTTTAGCTAATTGAAACACATTTCCAGCTTCATCTTTAATAATTTCCATCCCTTTTGATAAACCATTTTCAAGGCTTTTAATAATTGTCTCTTGTAATTTATACAACGACTTAGACATGTCACGTACTAATGCCACAGTACGTTCCATACCAGGTATTCCTGGCGGAGTACGCAAATCCATACCAGTAGGAGTTGGCTTAATTGTCATAGGTTTAAAATCAAAAGTTTGAAGACCAGAACGTAAAGTTCTAACATCTTTAATATCTAATTGTAACCGCTTCATTTGTTTTCTAGCCTTTTTAACAACATCAGCGGTTTCAATATTAACATCACTTAATATTTTAAAACTTTTACTTGCTTCCTTAACATCGTTAGCTAACTGTTTTCCTGCTTGCTTAATTGTAGTAACTAATCCGGTTTTCGCAGCTACGTATTCCTTACCTATCTTCGCTTCTGCACGTAATAACAATCGAGCCACTTCAGTATCATGCAAAGCGTCATGCATTTCTCTACCAAAATCACGTATTTTTATACCAGCTGCTTCAAAATCCTTTTTAAAACTTTCTAATGATTTTGATGGCCTCTCAGGAAATTCTTTTCTTGCTAATTCTAACGTATCAATGTAGTTAGACACTGCTCCTTCTAATTTAATGCCTACCTCTTTAAATTTTTTATCTAATATACGCAAATCAAAAGAAGCAATGTTATGCCCTATAACAGTTGAACTATCTTTCAATATATCTTTAAACTCTTGTAAAGCGTATTCCAACTCTTTACCATACTTCATAACCCTTTTTAATTCTTCTTTTAAATCCACGCTTGCAGCACCTAAATCTCCTAACTCTTTTTTATACGCTTCTACCGCTTTGTCTATCTCCCCTTTATTATATAATTCCTGTACCCGCTTAGATGGTTTAATAAAAATCTCTCCACGTTTAGCAGTTCCTTGCAATAACTGATTAATAGTGCCTTTCTGGTAACCAATCTGTCTAATATGTTTTGCTAAACCCTTTTCAATACCACGTTTAATTATCTCAGACGTCTCTAAATCAAATAAAACAGCTTGTTTACGCTTTAATTTTTCGATCGCTTCGCTTAAATCCTTACCTGCTAATTTTAATGTTCTACCGGCAACTTCTAATTCAGGACTATTTATTTGTATAGGTTTGTTATAAGTTTTAATATTAAGTTTACGTTTTAATTCTTCTAATAAATTTGTAATTTTAACATTATTTTTAGAGCTGCTTAATAAAACTCTTAATAATTCTTCTAAATCTTTAGATATAGATGGATCTTTTAATTTCTTAACTTCGTTACGTAATCTAACTAATTCACCCAATAAATCTCTTACAGCCGGAACAATATTTATTTTATCCAGCTTTGAAACAACCGACTCTATATTCAATGCTTTACGCAATTCATCAATAAGAGGCTTTACCTGCTCCGATGCGCCAACTTTTCCTAGTTGTTTTATTAATATTCCTAACTTACTATTTAAATCCTCTAAAATACCTAACCTTTTCAATAATTTTCTAATATCTACAGAAATGTCAGTAGAGGTAGGAGCTTTCTTGGCTGTCCGTTCAGTAACAGCAGACAGTTTTTCTATGGCCTTTACCACTTTAACAAACTGGGCAATAAGGTCTTTCTTTTCTTTATCTATATTAGGATTATCAATAATAGTTTTTAATAGAATAGTATATTTATCGGTAGGTGGCAAGGGTTACTAGTCCTCCTAATATTTCTTATGATATATACTAAGAAATAATAAATTCATTCGGACCTTACCTTGCCAATCTTGAGGATTAACCTCGGCGGGTTCTTTTTCTAATAATGTTCCTATCCTTAATAACTTGTGCTTCTCGTGGTTTATCATACTCAATGTCTTCATACAATTCATGTGCTCGTGTTACAATAACTTCCTCTTGATCAAAAGCTGATAATTTAGAATTTCCTAAACGTTTTTTATCGCGCCTAGCAGCGGTTTCTTTCTCATATTCCTTATAATAATCTTCCATAAAAGCATCTAGTGCCTCATCATCGTCAATTATAAAATCAGGAGGCCTATCTTCAGGCAACATTTCATAAATATTTTGATAATAATGAGACCAATATAACAAGTTCAACATGTCAGACGTATATTCAGATGTCGGAACACCAAAAACGGCTTCAGACGTCTTTATACTTGTCATATACCTAATACGCCATAAATTGCTTCTAGCTATAGCCCGAATAATATCAGTAGAAAATCCGCTATGAAATACAATAAATTCATTTAAAACTTTCTGTCTAAATCCCAAACGCCTCTCTTCTAAAAAAGATGTTAAATCAATCCAATACAATTCATTGGTTTCATATGAATAAGTGCAGGCCCAACATAAATAAATAATTTTAGACTCTTCAGCTTTAACGTCAGCTGACATACTCAATTTACTTTTTTCCTTATTCTCTATCTCAGCTATATTACTTTCTAATTTAGCAATTACATTCTTAATTCTTTCTTGATTGGCCTTAACTTTAGTAGTTTTAGCCAACAACACCCTCTGAGCTTCCAACTGACTATATAATTTAGTTAATCTAGCTTTATCGTTATCAGAAATAATATTACGCTGTTCTAAAACCTTCTTAATATCCTCCTTAGACAAAAACCCATCTTTCAGCGCCTTTTTATACTCTCTATCACGTACAAATCGAGCCTGCTGTAACAATAGCGTAGATGGCTGTCTAAAAAACAATAATTCACTATCAATTTCAACTAATCGTCGTCTAGTAGTAATTTCTTCTATATATCTTTCAATCTCATCAATCTTTAATTCCATATGTTACTTCTTCTTACCGCCACGCTTTTTAGGTGTACCTTTAGTCTTTTTCATATTCTTAGTTGTACTAGATTTAGAATCATCTTCGTCGACACGTTTTTCTATTTCATTCAAAATCTCATCAGCCTTGTTCTGTATCTCTTCCTCGATTTCACGCAACGCCATAGCTTCAGGAGTTTTTTCAAGAAAGTCAGACTCTAATCCCTGCAAGTATAACATAACCTCAAAACGAGCTTTCATCGTTAAAGCCTGGTTTTTATCTGTCAAAAAATCAGAATAATCATCCCATACACGTTCGTTTTTTTCATTGCGAACCATTCGCGATGTTAAGTACTCCAAACGTGCATCATCAGCTATTTGTTCACATGTATTAGCCATAGGGCCATTAAGTCTCTGATTCCAATTAAAAAGCTCCTCGCGCGCCTGTGCAACTTCAAAAGCTAAAGCTTGCTTTTCTTCCAAATTTCTAGCGTTTTGTAAAGCTTCTACTTTTTCTGATAATATATCAGTAAGTTCTTTCTGACGCTGTTCAAATTCCGGCCCTATTACACCTCTCCGCATTAAAATATCCATCATTTCAGCTGCGGTAGTAATACCTTCAATTAAAGACTTAGTATAAGTTTTGCTATATTGCCAATCTGCACCACGAACATCGTCAGCCGTTGGAGGCGCAATATAGTATTTTGTACCAGTAATGGGGTCTTCAAATTCTCTTTTATCCAAATTTAAATCATTGTTTATATTTATATTCCTTTCATCACTCATTTTTATTCCTCCTCCGTTTATTAATAATCCGTTACCCTACTTATTAGCTAATTTCGATTCAATAACAGTTTCAGTAGGAGCTATATACTTTACCTCATAATGCAAATTAATTTCTTTTGAAATATTTCTAATACAATTATTACCAACCCTTAAAATTTTTGATCGTAACTTTTTATACTGATCAGAATTAGGTACAGCTACTTCTGCATAATCTAATACTTTTTCAAATAAAGTTGTTACCTCTTCCGATACAGTTTTTGTTAATTTCTCCTTGTGTTTATCCGTTGTTTCTTTCATAAATACCTCCTTTGATCAAATAATAACCACAATCAAATATGTGGCCCCGTACATCATCAAATCTTCTTGAATTGCGTACATAAGCCCCATTAAAATAACCAAAATACCACTTATTTACGTCATACAATTTATCATCCAAATTAAACAATCTTGCATCTACGTATAATGCTACGTTACCAAAAAACTTATTTAATACTTCATATATATCTACAAAATCAAAATAGTTAAATGGTTTATTACAAAAATATACTAAATTATTATCACCTGTTAAACACCCAACCAAACTATTATCAAAAAATACTCCTACACGCTTAAAACCTAATTCATATTTACCTAAACAATATAAATCAAAAAATTTAACTACATCTTCTTTACTTATAAGTTCAACATTACATCTTGCTATATCCAAGTTTGGCTGGCTGTTCAACAAAAAATATATATGCGAAATTACCGAATCAAATTTATATTCAAACTCATCCTCAAAAATAGTTAATAAATCATAACCAACAGACCCACACTTTATTAATTTTTTCTGATGATAATACTTATCATTTAATTTTTCATTAGAATGCCAATATAAACCACAATATTCAATAGCTAATTTATGCTTTGGCAATACAAAATCCAACTCGTATGGAGCTATCAAATCTCTATCGTGAATTACCACATCAACACAACAATCTAATAGTACAGTTTTTAATAATCGTTCAGGAGCAGTCAACCGTTCTTTAGTTTTACAAAACGGACAAGACTTATTATGCCCAAAATTACTAAAAGTACGCTTAAAAATATGTCCATGCTTACATTTAATAGTTAAAGGGTGTTTATTATTAAAATACTCAGTAGAAAGTAATGTATGCCCAGCAGACTCTATCTCCGTTTTTACATCAACAAAATCTAATCTATTACCATAACAATAAGGACAACGGTGTCCGCCAACCCAATTTCTCCATGTTATATAATGCTTGTGCCCATTAGGGCATACATAACTCAATTTCTGAGCACAGTTTAAATATTCTTTTTCTAATAAAGTATACCCTTCTTTACTAAACTGTTCACTCACATACATTAAAGTATGTTTTGCTTTACCAGAACAAAAAGGACATCTTCTACCTAATAACCACTTATTCCAAGATATTGCATGTATATGCCCGTTTGGACATTTATACTTTAATTTTGTTCTGTTGTTAGTGTAAAAAGCACTTAATAATGTATACCCTTCTAATTCAAACGCTTGCTTAATAGCAGCCAGCGGTATTACGTGCAATCTACACTTAGGACAATACTCAGCCTTCCATTTATACCAAGTTTTAGTAAATTTATGTCCGTTATTACAAACAGCTGTTATTAAATAATTATTATTAACATGTTTAATTGTTAATACCTTAAACTTATTAGCTTTTAATTTCTTTAATATATTTAATTTTATAGCGTTACGTCTATAAACTTTATTACATTCAGGACAACGTTTACCAGCAATCCAACTATACCATCTTATATAACCTATATGTCCATTACCACATATATATTTTAAAACAGTTTTATTATTAATATACTTACTACTTAATAATCTATACCCCTCCCTAATAAAAGCCTCTCTTACAAACTTAAAACTATGTCTATACATAAAATCCTCATGTTTTCGTACCTCTACACTAAATAATGTAGAGGTACATTTTCAAATTAACTATTACGTCTAATTTTATTACCACTAGTAATATATGTAATATCTAAGTCACCTTTAACAACGTATAAATCGTTTGTTGATCTAAACCCAAACGATTGCGTTGCATTGGCTCCCATATCAAGCGTGTAAGCTTCATCAGTAATCTTTAAATGCTCAACAATAATTGTCTTTAAAGCATACTCACGGTCACCAGCAGCATATATACCTCTTACTCCATTATGCCAATACGCTTGTCCGATCAAATCTGAACCAACTGCGATTTTCCTATTAGCACCAGTACCTCCTGCCTCCTCATCAGTCTGCGCAAACACTTTAACAACAAGTTTAAGGTCGTCTGACGCCATTAAGTCAGCAAGGTCTATTTCTGTCATAGTATTTGCATCATATTCTGAATATCTATCAGCAAAGCGTGACCAGTGCTCCAAATCACCAGCTGTAGTGTCTATTGTTACAGTTATAGGAATAGGAAGTGTCAACGGCCTATCATAAGGGCCTAAATGTCCTAATTCAGCCAACGCTTCACGAGTCAAGTCTGAAGTAATAGTACACCCAGTAAGTCGCCATGCATTCCGATAAGAAGTATCATTATCAGAAACAATATAAATTTCAACCTGCCCCTGTCTAACAGCGCCTATAGTATCAGGTCTATTTATAGAATCTAAAATGTCAAAATATTTATTCTCTGTAGATTGAGTATAACCATTAGCAGCATAAAGCGCAAAAACTTTATCTCCAGCTGCCATAGTTAAATTAGTAGGCGCATATAATCTATGCGTAGCAGGATCATACACAAAATTATCCAACGTAGCTGCTGTACCACTCACAACAGCAACATTATACATCTCGCCTTCACTATCATCATAAAAAGTAACACCACGAGCACCATTATCATCAGTCCTCAAAAATCCAAAACTACCATCAGAAAATGTAGCTATAGTAACACCAGAAGCAATTGTAGCATGTCCGCCAGAAAAATCGGTGTAAGCTAGCTCCTCCCAATTAACAAAACGGCCATCATTCAATAACCACATCTTTTGGTCAGTTTCTGCGCCATAATTTTCTGTAGCATTCGCTCCAGTCGTATACCCAAATTCAAGGCTATTTATATAAACCTCATCCATATACAAGGTTTGATCAATATTATTAGCCAAAGTACCTAAATCACATTCTGACTGAACAGGAGCCCACAACGAAACACCTGGCAAATTACCACAGACAATAGCGAAATCCGCTAACGACACGCCATGTAAATAAGTAGAAGTAGGTTGATTATCGCTGTCTACAACCACCAAATTCGCATTAGATGAATCAGCAGTGCCACTCATTGTAATTTTGTCTGGTGCCACCTGAGCAAGAATAGCCATAGTTCTGACGTCACCCCAATCGTTGGTGTTCAAAGTTACAGCAACAGCAGGGACATCATCGACTACATCTACAATGTCAAGATGACCTAATTCAAAAATATCTTCTGATGTAAAGGTAGTAGTACTACCAAGTGTTTGCACCCTATATAAAATACTCCCGTTACACCAAACAGATTGTGAGGCAAATATAATTCTATTTCTACTAGCCATAAGAAATTTTCCTCCTTAATAAATTTTAACTAACTGAGGTTGGCTTAAAACTAATACAAACCCGAAATTCAAATATACTAACCGAGGCATATTAGTATACTCCTTTACCGTCTCCATCAATAATGTTTGATGAATAATTTATAACCACAATCCCATACCCCAAATTTACCAACTTTCTTATCTAAACGACGTTGCTTCTCAATATACCAATACTTTGGTTCAATAATTTTGTATAATGCAAAGCCATAAGAATTAAAATCGTATATATCCCATCTTCTATCAACATATAGTTTTAACTCAGAAATATTATATCGATCTTTAAAATAATCCAATATTATATATACACTCTCTATATTATAATAGTTAGATAAAAACGCAATATCATTAACAATCCATACATCGTCATATACAAAATTAACAGCACATACCAATAAATCATCTACAAACATACCAAAAGTAATACTAGAAACATCAATGCTGTTAAACGAATAACAATCAAAAAATTTTTTAGCGTATAAGTAATTAATTTTACTAATGTGGTGTTTATCAAGTTCAAAATTTTTAACATCGTTAAATATAGTTCTTAATTTATACATCACTACCTTTGGTTTAAACACCCATTCATCTTCAAAAATAGTAATTAACTTATAGCCATTGTTTAAACAAGCTTCCAATTTATTTAAATGATAATTTCTTCTCTTAAATTTATTAGAATGCCAATATAATCCACAATACTCAATAGCCAATCTAAATTCATAATTTACAAAATCTAACTCTTTATTATTTAATATCGCTCTATCTCTTCGTATAAACTTTCCATATTTAGAAATAAATTTAAATAAATTCTCTTCCTGTATTGATTCTCCTACTTTACCACATCGTGGGCACCTAGAATTTAACCTATTCCACTCATCCCACGAAACTTTATATAAATGATTATTAGGGCATATTAAATTTAATTTAGATTTATTATTGATATATTTTTTAGACAATAATTTATAACCCTCAGACTCAATTGCATTCTTTATATATGTATAAGATTTTTTAACGTTTCCAGCACAAGTTGGGCACCTATAGCCCCTGCGCCAATTATAATAATACATATCATGTATATGCCCATTTGAACATTTATATCTAACTCTAGTTCTTCCTCTACTGCTGAATACGCTTAATACACAATAACCCTCTTTATGAAATTCTTTTTCGATAATAGATTTATCTACTTTTACATTTCCTGCACAAACAGAACATCTATGTCCATCTCTCCAATGATCCCATTTAATGTACCCTATGTGTCCATTTGGACATTTATATTTAAATTTAACACGGCTGTTTTTATATTCACTTAATAACTCATAACCATCTTTTTCCAAAGCTGTTCTAACGTATTGAGTAGTTAATTTAATGTTGGCTCTACAAAAATAACACCTACGCCCCTTCATCCAGCCTTCAAAAGATACACTATATATATGTCCATATGGGCATTTATATTTTAACTTAGTTTTACAGTTTACATATTTGCCAGACAACAATTCGTAGCCTTCTTTTTCAAACGCTGCCTTTACCTCTTCATAAGTATACTTACGCACCTAATATTCTCTCCAATAAAACATGTCAAAATCTATTCTAGCTCTATAACGATTAAGATCACTTAACATCCTATAATCCACTCTAGGAATTCTAGTTAATAATGGCGGATTTAAAATAGTAGCGGCAACATTTTCTATATGCAAACAACTTGCATATTCAACTGTTTTATATTCATAATCTACATTAAAAGTACCATCCCAATCTAACATAGTGCCTTTAGGCCAATCCTGATTAGGAACGCATTTCTCATTAATACCGTCATATAACAATTCAATCAAATCATCTCGTTCTGCTCTATCAGTAGCAAAAATATGTAAATGTCCTCTCCTAGGTACTAATTTACCACCGCCTAATTGAAATCCAGTTTTTTGAAATGATTCTAAATCAACCACAACAATTGGTGCGCCAGAATTTTCCGCAGCTTCCCAATCATTAACCAACGCTACATAAAAATAATCATAACTCACTCTAGTAGGTATTATACTTTTACTAGCAGTTACTATTCTACCATCTATATAATCAATCATATAATTAGATCCACTAATAATAGTACCCAACCCATCATAAACCTTAACTCTATTTTGTTGTTCATTTGTATCGCCATAAGCATCAAGGTAAACCCATCCTCTACCTAAACTAATAGGCATCGGCACTCTACTCGATTTAGCACCATAAACATATGATCCAGTTGAAGATAAATCATCAATATATTCTAATTCAACATTCAATTCAGTTTCAATATATTTATTCAAAACATTAAAACGCAAATAATGATGTAAACTCAAGTTCTCTTTTCGTAACGCTTCCATTACTCAGCAAGCATCTCCATAAAATTTTTAGTTATCCTTTCCATAACATTACTAATATCTATTTTAAAAAAATCAGGTATTCCTTTAAAATTAGAAAATCTCCAAATAGGTCTATCAATATTCCAACCTTTAATAGGAGCTTCGCGTCTGTATTCATCTAAAGGCATTAAAAACGCTTCTCCAAAACGTCCTTCTGGGCCTCCAGTCATGTCACTTGTAACTAAAACATATTCTCCATTAATACCCTGCAATATTGTACCTATTATTTTTAAACAATCCGTGGTTTCTTCATCCAATCTTTCCCCAAACCCTAATTTCTCATTATCACCTACACCTATTTCTATCCCACCGTCTATAATACGTATATTTTTTTCCAACGTATTTTTTATAAATTGTCTAAATTCATCACGACATACAGATGGTCTAGCTGGATCATCAGGATCTTCATACTCCACGATTTCCTTATCAAATTTTGCTATAAATTCATCAGTTAATGTATCAATTTCTTTCTCTGCTGCTCTTTTTAATAAATTCAACAATTTATAATCTACCAAAATTGATACTCCTTTTATATTAAATAGTTAGTTTATTATTTTACATACTAACCATTATTTTTTACTTAGTTTATATTCGGTAAAAAAATGGACTATTAAAATATGTCCATCACCTAAACCACGTAAAATTGGTGGCCTAGCCAATTTACATTTAACACCGTCAATTACAACATATTTAGAATTTTTTAATAAATCCAAATAACAAGGGTCGGTTTTTAATTCCACTAAAGTAGCACCTTCAAAACCAGCTTCAGTAAACGTCAATGAATTCAAGCTATCGCCAGACGGGCTCCAATTAACAATGCCAGAAATACAGCGTTTGCGTGAAGTAGTGATAACTCCCTTACCTAAACATACAGGACATCTACCATAAGCGAAATAATTAGGATCACCAGGACTAGATTTAGGAACACCACTGCTAGCTCTATTCACTTTATCATAATAACAGTTTGGACATTCAGCTGTTATATCTCGCAAATATACATAGATATTTCTACTCAAACCATTAACTAACCTAGTCCATTCTTTCTTAAACTTTTTCTTAGTCTTTTTAAACTTTTTACGAGGCATATATTACGTATCCTCACAAATTTCGTTAGACTCTCTAGGCCAACCTTTACTCCTCTGCTTAGCAATAGAAGCAACATTATCACTTCGCATAATTAACTCAGACATAACTCTAGAAGGTATAGAAGACGGCTTAGCCCGTAATAAAACCTCACCAGTCGTACGATGTTTAATTTGTACATAAGTTCGAGTAACAACGCATGAATATGCTTTACTACATGCTAAAAACTCTGCTATAATAGAAGGAATATATTCAAGACATGGACATGCGCCCCACCCAGATGTACTTATAGCAACTCCACACGATCCCCATCCCCACGTTGTTATGCTCATTATCTAGCCTTACTCCTTCTAGAATTAGTATTAGACCGTTCAATAATTTTATTGTTTTCTTTGTCTTTAACATCCCACTTTAACAATTCAGTTAAATTATCATCATCATACAAAATCCAATTATTAACATCGCCATCTTGCAATTCTAACTTATTAGTTAATATCTTCTTAATTAATAAAGTCCTTAATTCAATATTATCATTTAATATAGCTACTGTATTTAACAAATCCCCATACTCACCACTGGCCAAAAATTTATACCTTTCGTCTACAGAATGAGTCATAGCATCGCAAACCACCATATGCTCTTCTCGCAAATCATATGATGGAAAATCATAAGTATATAAGCCGCCCCCTAATGAGATCATAACACCGCTAGCTACAATATTCCCAGACTCTATCTCACGTATCTTAATAACTGGGTTCAAATTATTAACTGGATTTCCCATAGAACTATAATAAACGGTATAAAACATTATACAGCCCTCGCCAATCATAATATATTGAATCCACAGCAAAAGAACGGCTTTCTGCTGTTACTGCACTAATCAGAAATTACAAACCAATTTAACACATAATTAGCAGAATCAGTGGTTCCAGCAAGTGTTACTGTAAACCCTGTAGTAGTTTTAGAGGTTACGCTAAACGCATAAATAGAAGGAGGAGAGTCTATAGTATTCTCCAATGTAGCATTTACTGTATAATTAGTATTACTTAATGCAGTATTAAACGCAATAGATACTTGAGAAGACCCATTAGCAATAGCCTGCCTTCCGTGCTCATGAATTCTATAAATAGTACGATTATCTACATAATTCTTGGTCGCTAAATCATATGAATGTGATGGATCAATACCTGATATAGTAGCTGTAAACCCTCTACTGCCATCAACTCTTACATATTGTGGGTGATCATCATCAGCCAACCCACTCAAATTTCCATGATCATATGTACAATTGGCATACACCGGAGTATTATATCTAGTAGCATGGTCAGTGCCTTCTAAATAATATCTTATTGTGCGGTTTGAATTAGCTGATGTTTCTGCATATGTTTTAAGCACCAACCTATCAGTTACTGACATTACTATACCAGATATAGAGGTCTCTACCTGATATCTAGTAGGTGTAGTAGATATAATCTCTTGTTCCTGCTCAAACAAGAGGTGCTCCGTACCATTTTGCTCCCGCCTATACCATTTAGCTCTTAAATAATGAGGCCCTTGACTAACAGCATTCACATCCGCCCACAACACCCAAACCCATGTGCCTGCAATAACATGCGTAGTATTAGGCACGCCTGACGCTGTAACATGACTACATACTAATGTTTCACCGTCTGCAACTGAAATAGTCACTTCGTCATACGTTTCATCATGATTAGACGGCACCTCTGATAATATTTTATAACCATCTATATCTGAATCCTCTTCATGTAAATAATATACTGTATATATACTACTAACTGTATCAACTTCACTTTCAGTATAATACCTATCATCATGAATATGCTCAGAGCTAGCATTAACAACCCCACCAACACTAGTTAAAGCGTTATAAGATGTTTGACTTAAATGATAATATTCACCAGATGTACCCCCCTGCAATCCGTTTAAATTATTATGAGTAATAGTACTTCCGAATTTCACCCATGCTGTCCCATTATAAGTCATGAGACGATCGCCAGTTTCATCCCAAAGAGCAAACCCTTCATTAGGAGTAGTAAAATCCCATGACGAACCATTCCACTCCGCAACATCATCATCATGACCAGACCACACTCCTGTACCACTAACTACAACATATCTATCGCCTATACTTGGACTTCCAGGTGGAGTATTTTGAAAATTAATTGCACTGTCTTGCCAATCAAGATTATTTACTACATTATCAACATATTCTTTATCTACTAATTGTGTATTAGAAGTAAAATTTGGATGTGAAGCATAACTTACAATACCAGTAAAATTCCTAGTTCCATCAGCTAAAATATACTGAGTATGATCATCATCAGATAAACCTGTCAATTGTCCGTGATCAGTAATAATAGAACCACTTACATTTGCTAGACCAACATCCACATAATTTTTAGTAGTTAAATCATAACTATGCGTTGGATCAACACCAGATACAGTAGATGTAAATCCTCTACTACCATTAACTGGTACATATTGCAAATGGTCATCATCTAATAATCCTGTTAAATTACCATGATCTATAACAACAGACCCACTTATAGCATCAACATACGCTTTTGTAGTTAAGTGGTAGTCTTGTGTTGGTGTAACCCCGCTTATAGTAGTATCTAAACGCAACTCACTATTAGCACCGTCCCACCATAAATTAGAATCCAGGCTATCACCAAATGTAACTTTTTGGCCGTCTCTTAATCTCAAATCACCATTCGTAAACTTAGCCATTTATCGTTGTACCTCCCTACTTAATTAATATAACCTACGTTTAATCCTGAATTAAAATTAATAGTATTAGTAGCAATAGCTATACCAATCACCTGAACCCAACTACCACTTACAGTTGGTTTTGTATTCGTTAATGCTCCATCAACAGTAGACACATAAATTACATCTCCTGGAGTCCATGACCAACTATCTTTTCTAATAATACCATTCCATAAAACTTTTCTATATCCTGTTCCTTCTTCTAACGCCAATGCAATACATGGCATTCTATAAGTACCACTAGCAGCGGTACACTGCTCAAAATGACCATTTGTTTTAACACGCAATGGACATGCAAAACCAGTATCATTCCAATCCACGTTAACATAAGAAAAATTACCGCTATATCCAATAGTGTAACCATGAATAAAATTACCACTGGGTGTAGTATCTAATTCTATGCCATGCTCACCAAGTAATAAATCTCCACCTAATTCTGGAGACTTATCGTCTTTTACTTCACCTAAACAATTGCCTTGCGCTATACCAGAGGCCGCTACTTGCCAATTTAAATAATAGTCAGTATCATCTATATAACCAGAAAAATTAACTCTAAAACCATTAATAGTTTTATTCGTAATAGTATAGCTAAATTCTGATATTGGTGAAGTTTCCTTTTCCAATGATATCAAAACAGAGTAATCCAATGAACTCAATTGACTATTAAAACCAACATCTACATACGTACTATTATAAGTTAAATGCTCTCTGCCATATTTAACAGCGCCCCTAGATGCTAAAACATCATCAACATATTGTTTGGTCGCTAAACTACCAGATTTAGTAGGATAAATACCTTCTACTTCACCAGTAAAAGCCCTATTACCATTAACTAAAATATATTGTTTATGGTCATCATCTAATAACCCAATTAACTGCCCATGATCATTAACGCCTGATATTGTAATCCCAGAAAGAGTAGTATAAATTAATTTATCTAAACTAGAATTATAAGTTAAAACTTTACCATCAGATATACCAGATTCAGTAACAAATTTTGTACCTAATTGATAAGCTGAATGTGAATTATCTACAGCATTCTTAACTTGAATCGCAGTAGAAGTATAAATACCATCAGTAATAGTTTCAGCAGCATTAACATATCCATTATTATCTGGGTCATATACAGATTTACGCATATAAATCTCTGGTGTACCTGACCCACTAATAGAAAGACCTTTAGCGTGCGATCTTTTAGATGGTGTATTAGGACATTGAACTATAATATTACCGTCTTTATCACTAACACTAAATGTTAAAAGCGGCGTAGTGCCGTCATCATCATATAATATCCAATTGTCTGTATCACCATCAAATAATTCCAACCTATTTGTTTGTACCTTACGTAACAAATCAGTACGTAAATCGACTATACCGACAGTTGATTCTATATCATTTAAAACATCGTGGTACTCACCACTAGCTGCGTAGGTATACCTCTCCACACCAGATAGCGTAACACTATCACATATAATTGCATAATTTTGTTCGGGATTAAAACTAGTGAAATAGTAACCATAAAACCCATCGCCTTTCTCAATCATGCTGGCGCCGCTTATAACAATATTGCCAGTTTCAACGTCGCGTATAGTAACGACAGGCGATAGGCCTAGGGCTGGCTCACCATCTTGTGTGAAGTAGGCCAGTATCCACATAAACAGATTACCTCATGACTAATCTAATAATACGCCTTCTAAACCTAACATACATGAACGTATTGATTCTTTTATCAAAGCATCTAATTGTTTTCTAAGACGGTCTACTAATGCAGAACGCTCTCGTAATCCTGGGGATGGATCATAAGTCGTTTGATCATCACGTATACTGGCCCCATCAGTCATAGCTTCCTGTTTAATAAGATTTTCTAATAAATCTATAGATGCTTGTAAAATCAAATGGTCTTGAGTAACACAATTGGAAGGCACATTGGGAGGGATCATAGCATCGCCATAGGCTTCATAAATTTCCCTATCAGAAAAATTAAAAGAGTAATACCAAATGATTAAATCATGTTGACATCCACTACTAAGAGTAGCTAATGTTCCGCTAAATGTTAAATATTGATAACCATTAACCACTGGATCAGTTAATGAAGTAAATTCTAAATCACCTAATGATATATATACAGGCCACCCACGTTCATCTAAATTAACAGTTTTTCCATCTGATAAAATATGGTTACACGATACCTCAGAATCACAAATTGACTCTTTGTCGACAACCAATAACTCCAATTCTTTATTATCGCCTATCAAGCGTCTAATTTTACGAATAATAATTTCTTCATCAGCATCAAATTCATACTCAGCAGGATAAGTTATATTGTGAAATAATGATGGAGCTGAACCATGGGTGGGAGCTGATAACGAACTTTCAGCGCCTGTTGAAGTGTTATAATAAGATGATTTATACCATATGCTATCAGTACCTTCCAAATGCAAATATTCATAAGTAGAAACATGGGGCTGTAACGAAATTGTATCTAAAAGAGTGTATACTCCTTCCTTAGCATCTGATGTATAAATACGTATAGTATTATAAATTTGAATAACTGTATCAATATCAGATACTTGAATTGTTAACTTTATCATAATATTAATTTTCCTATTTATTATCTTCTAGTCAATTCAAGTTCTTGTATACGCTTACGCAACATTCTACATAAAGTTTCTTTATGAGCTAATTGATTAGCTTCCCTATATGCATATTTTAATAATTTAATATCAGTTATCTTATTTAATTCTTGACGAGCTTTTCTAACTGGCATATAAACAATGTCTTTCACGTCCAATTCTTTCTTAACAAATGGTGATGTTAAATCAGGGCTATCTATATCAATTTGACTACCATCTTCAATTTTAGAATCATTTTTAACTTCATCTTCAAAAACAATTTCCCAAACATCAGCATCTCTCAGTTTAACATTTCGTAGCCAATCCACAAACTCTTTATTTTCAGAAAGATCATGTTTTTTACCGTACTGTTCGTATAACTCATCCAATGAAACCTTTGCACCTGGACCGATAGATCTTTTAAGTGCGTGTCTCCAAACATTGCTTTTATTCTTAATATAACCTTTCATCTTCCGTCTCCTCCTTTATTGAATTAGTGCCGCTTCCAACAAAAACAGAGTGAATGCTCCCCGCAGCAAGTTGCAGGGCTTCTAGGCCAAAACTAAGCCCTGCATCCCCAGGGCCAAAATATTTTTCGCAGCGTTGACATCTCTATAAACTATGATTAGAGTCCAACCTATCGATAATAAAATGTAAAATATTAGATAATCTATGCAATACAATTGCCATAAAAAACAACGCCAGTATAGAAGGTAATAAACTTTTATTATATAATTTATACATAGCCATTATAAACATGGCAACCCATACTGACGTACAATAAGGACAATCTAAAATTTTATGTATAAGTTTAAATACCAATCGATTAGATGTAAAGCAATACTTACGTACAGGCTCAAAAATAGCAGACTTAGATAATATATTAGTTAACGCTTCAATTAAAATCACACTAACAATTATTTTTAAAATCATAACTAATCCTCTATACTATATACATATGTTCTATGACCACAATCCCATATCCTATCATATCCTTGTCTAAGTCTCAATTTAAATTCTGTCAAACCTGGTTTCCTTTCCTCAGCCGTTTTACGTAAAGATATATTTCGAAATCTTTTCCCATTCTTTATATAATGAGGAGTATATTTTGTGTAATCAATCAAATTAAAACCCACTACTTCATAAATAGGATTAAAAATATTAGAATATCGCATATCACAATAAGATTTTATAGTACTTAAATTATTAAGTTTGCAGTATTCTTTTATGACTTTAAATAGTTTAGAAAATCCGCTCGCTACAGTAACATAATTTTTAGTACAAAACCTCTTTAACTCTATAACACCATCTGACGAAGTATGTTTTCTGATAACTTTACCTATACTTACTGCTTGTAATAATTGATTACTGTAAAATAACCCCCATGATTTAATCGCTTGTGTAGAACCCTGTATATGATACAACTTATAAAATTCATTAGCTTCTTCATTCGTTATCTCTTTAATATTACATTGACTAGCATAGTATTTTTTATCAATTAAATTCAAAGCTGTTAATATCCTAGACATAACTATATCAAATTTATTATTAATTTCATCTTCAAAAACAGTTATCAAACGTATACCTTTTTTATAACACTCCATTAATTTATCATAGTGGTACGATTTAGGCGTATTTCCAGAAATTTCACTATGCCAATACAAACCACATATCTCCACAGCGATTCTATACTCTGGAAAATATAAATCCAACTCTTTAGGCGCTATCTGTCTACGGTCACAATGAACTAATTCAAGATTTGGATAATGCTCTTTAAAATAATCTAACACTTTTTGTTCTGGTTTAGACGTATAATTATTCGACACATAACAACGAAAACATCTAGCTGATGCGTCCTTAAATCTATGAAATGTTGTTTCCCATTCATGCCCTTCTGGACATAACAGCTTTATAGGAGTATCATTATTAACGTATTCATTAGATAATAACTTATAGCCAAACTGTTCTACATACTCACGTACAAAATCTATAGTATGTTTGTGAAACCCTTTAGGAATATATTCTTTATCTATGTTGTGTATCTCACGGTATTTAATTGCCTTACGTAACCTACAAAGCTCTTTATTATTTTCATAATATTTTCTATACTTAATTCGTGAATATTCTTTACCAAGCCTTTTATAAATTTTCTGGTTCTTCCTACAGATGCGTTCTTTCTCACACTCTTCTGATCCACAATAACGTTTTTTACTATAATAAGTAGTAAATTCTTTACCGCATGCTTCACATTTTCTATGGTACTCTTTATACCCATACTTTTTTCTATTTCTACGCCTATCCCTAATTCTAGCTAATTGTTTAGTTCCTTCTTCTTTACATTTATCAGAACAATATCTCTGATTTGGATTAATAGGTTTAAATAAGCTACCACATATTTTACAATGCTTTTTACGATAATTCACCATAATACAAATCCCTTAAAACACATTAACTGTTACATTTAAATTTTGCCAAATTTACAAATGAACACTCATCTTTATGTGCATAAACCTTATGGCATTCTTTACAGCATGCTATACCATTATCTGGATCTAAAGCTAAATATGGATTAATTTTCTTTGGTATTATATGGTGAGCCACTTCAGCCCTCTTACCACAATATATACATTTATAATCGTTTTTTCGTAATACTTCATTTGACCATATACGTAAATCACTTATAGTAAAATACTCATTATTCTTAATTAAACTATCAATACGTTTATTAAAAACAGTGCATTTTCCCTTACATTCATCAGAACAGTAAAATCTAGACTCCCTAGTAATATTACCCTTAATAAACTGCGCTCTAGCTTCAACCCTTGTTCTTTTAGGTACAAACCATTTTTTACACACTGTACATCTAACCTCTAAAATTCCATTCTTATTTCTAACCTCTTCAACCGGGATTAATTGTTCAGAATATGTATTAAATAGTGGTAAATTTTTCTCAACCACTCCACCTTTAGACATTCTTTGTTTAATTAATAATCGCTCTTTTAAACTTCTCTTATGTCCCTTTAATGACGCTGAAATTTTATTTCGTACTTCAACACTCTTTGAAGCACATTCTTTAGAACAATATTTTGTAGGATAAGTTATACGCATAAAAAAAGCTTCGCCACATTCTTTACAAGCAGGTATAAATTTGTAATATAAATTCTTACGCCTAAAAACATCTCTGCTAGGAATATATGTATACTCGTCTAAAACCTCAAACCCATCAATATCATATTTTATCTTCATTTTGAAGCAACCAAAGAATCCCACATTTTAAAGTTTTTAAACCATAAAATACACGTTTTTAAGTTATGCCCACGTTAAAAATGTGGGCATAACTTATTGAAATTACTACAATGATCTATCAATTACTCCAAGACCTAACATCCTTGGGTCTAAAATTGCAAAACCACACTCTTGCCATCCAAAAAACCCTTGCTTTTGTACACGAAGTAAAGTCGGATCATCGTAAGCTTCATACTCTTTCCTAATAGGCATCACCAATGAATCATTCACACTCAGATCAAAACCAATAATCTGAGTTTCACCTAAAGTACTAACAGTACCATCGGCAGCTGTAATATTAGGATTATCAAGTTTATAAGCATTAAAATTATTAGATCCATCAGCTATAAATTTACCATAAGCTGAACCATTTCCATTAATATTATACAAACCAGTTGCTCCTAAATGTTGCACCTCGTGCAATGTCACATTCCAAATAGATCCCATACCAGCAGCCTGAAAAATTTCCCTTCTAGTAACGGGGTCAATATCAGTGTCGGTCCATTCACGGATATCAGCCGCATCTTCAGGTGAAACATAAAGATCGGTCAATGTTCTACCTATCCGTTTAAATCCAACAATCATTTTATTGATCAATTCTTTAGACAAATACCCAGCACCAGTAGATGCAGGATTAATTTCATAAATAGGAGCAGGCCTAGAACCTAATAAACCTTTACCATGGAAATTAGAAGTAGCAGCCGGTATAATAACCCGCCAACCACACTCTTCTTCATAATCAGCAATAGCCTTAGCAGCTTTTTCGGCAGCCCTGGCTGGTATATCGATCCTAGAATCTCTAGCATAACTAAGTTTCCAATCGCCAGAAGCATCAATACTAAAAGTAGGCACGTAGACTTCTTCCCCTATACCTTCAATAAAATTCTGAGCAACATAACCAAGTCCTGGCAATACCCACACCGGAATTTCAAAATCCTCCGCTACTGGATAAGACGCTTGTGCCCCAGGACCAAGCCTCTCAACAGTAAACAACTGTCGCATAATAGACTGACGCTCAATAGCTTGAAGGATAGGAGTAGTTAAAGCTGCCGCAAAAGCCTTATAAGCCATTAAACCCTCAGGGGTATTAATAGCAGCTGTAGCTTTAAACAATTCTCTCATTTCTCTCTCATCCATATTTAACATCCTCCTCAATAGTTTAGGATGCGCAATCACAGCGCATTAATCCTACAAATTATATTACTTCAAAAGTTTAACTCTAATAGGATATAAAGTAGTGTTATTCTCATTAGCAGTTACTTGAGCAGAAGAAGCGCCTTTAAGCACAATAGCAACAGATTTATTAGACGTTCTACTATTCATATCACCGCTTTGCCCAGTAAGCTCTGACATACTGTTTTTTCGCACCCCTAAAATAGTGCCAGCATTCAAAGCATTACCGCCATTATTATAATGAATTGTATCCCAAATACCTAAATGCGCAACGCCAACAGGAGCTGGCTTAGTACCAACAATCCTACCATTGTTATTATATTTAGGTTGGGCAATAACATCAGATGATCCAAGATCGCCTGGAAGAACAAATCCTACAGGATGTATTGAATGGTATCCAGCTTTAACTTTCTGCATCAAAAATCCAAAACATTCCTTATCTTCATCAGCTGCAAAAATTTTAACAGTTGAATCAACCTGTCCATCATCTAAATAACACGCAGCACCAGCATACGCTAACACATCACCCGTACCGCCTGAAATAGTAGTTTCTGCAAACTGACAAAATTGATTTTCTACAACAGGATGTCTAGGAATAAACATAATTACGGTTCCTCCTTAATAATATTTTACTATTACTTCTTTTCAAAACGCTGGGCTAACGCCTCGCCTAATTTCTTATATTTACTTAACATATCCTCGTTAGGCACAGCATTTAAATTTAATAATGATGCTACAGCATGCATTGTGTCATAAGATGCTACATCCACATCATCATCAGATGCTGTATCAGGTGTGGCTACGTCTGGCGCATCAGTTTGTGTATCACTATTTACAGCCTTATTGTCATCTGATACAGTGTTAGTTTTATCTGTAGTAGCATTTTGCTCTAACTGTGCCAACAACTGATCACGTAATTCAATTCTTTCTTGTTTATAAGCAGCAAACTCTTCATCACTCATTTCCCTTAACTTAGCCAATTGAGCTTCTTTAGCATCATCAGTAGAAGCAGCTACAGTTTCAGCTTCAAGTTCGGCAAAACGAGCTCTAGCTAACTGATCCTTCTTCATACTTTCCAACTCTTTTTCAGCCTCTTCAGCCCTTTTAACCAATCCTTCTTTTTCGGATTCAAAAGTTGCTTTTTCTTCATTCAATTCTTTAACTTTCTCAGTTAATTCTGTTACGGTCTTCTCTAATTCTTCCACAGAGGCCATCAATTGAGTAACTTCCTCGTCTTTCGCCTCCAAAGATGCCGTCAACTCAGTAATTTTTTCAGCTGATTGAGTTAATGCTTCTTCAGTTTCCTTACGCATAGCAGCTTCTTCTTGCTGTTTAAAAATAGCGTCTACAATTTCTTTAACCTCTTGAACTAATTTATCAGGCATGAAACTAAACCTCCTTAATTGATCTTAATATAGCCAACCTCGTTTAATAAAAACAAATAAAAACTACAAACCTTTTCCTAGTCCAATTCATTACTTTCTATTCCAAATTTGATTAGAATCCTCAGCAGTATACTCTACACCACTGCCCATAAACACTAAAACATCAAATTCAGCATCATCACTTGCAGCGGCAGTAGACACTATCTTAACCACATTATTTACATCGTTCTTATCGATATAAAAGGTCAAATTAGCAGCAGTAGCTGATAATGGTGTAGCCAACACATGTCCATCAGCTACTTTATGCTCATTAAATTCTACTCCGCTGGACACTACAACTTCAGTAGTGCCGGATGCCAACGTTACTGTAGCACCCCACAAAAATGGTACCCGCCTACCATTGCCAAGATTTTTATACAACACAGCTTCCCCATCACCGGCATTAACTCGTACCACTTTTGGGATACTTCTTGATTTTAAAATTGCTTGTGGCATAAGCGTTCCTCCATTTCATTAACTATTTTTTAATAAAGCCTTCAACTCTGCTAAAAGATTGCCTCGTTTATCTCTAGCAGATACGGCTTCCATTTTAGTATTTGTATAATCTTTAGTTATCTCAATAATTTTACGTCGCAAACAATCAGGATGCGTAGCTTCACGTGACGGAGAAGTACAAGCTCTATCATATAACATACACCAATCTTCATGCAAAACTTTTACGTCTGGGCCTTCATATGTAGCATCAATTACACGCTTTTTATAGCTCACGCACACACCAATAGACGTTTGATTAAGCACGTCCCGTCCATTAAGACCGCCTGGATCAGTAGACGGGCTGTTAAACTCTTGCGCCTTATCTTTACCAACATTATCCAAATCTATTATTAATTCGTTCGCCCCATCTAACTTGTTTGCAGTTTCGAGAATTAATGATCGCGGATTAGCGGGATTTTTAACTAAACCACATCCAGAAAACAACAAATTCCTAAGAACTTTGGTAACCTTACCGCTGGCCACTTCAGTTCCATTTTTAATTATTTTAGCAGCTTTACCAAAAACACTTTCGTCAAGTAAGCCTAAAGCTTCCGCTTCTTTTCTAGGTAAAATCGTAGAGCCTATTTTCACATCATAATCTTGATAATATGTTTCCATCGACAATTTCCATTTATTGTCTTTAACCTCTTTAGCTAGCTCAGGAAAACGGCTCTTATATAAAATACCGCCTATTAAAATATCCAAACTCATTCTGTTTAATTCTGCAATATTTTTATTTCTAAGCTCTTCTATGTCTAATTTATTCCCTTCTTGATCTATAATTGAACATGAATAAATATGCCCAACTATTTCAGATTCATCGTGTTCTATATCCAATGCCTTATTTGGTATAGTAGCGTACGCCTTAACTAATTCTTCTGGTAAAAAATAACTTTTATTCAAATTTTCACCTGACGACACAAATATACCAGTAAAAAACAACAAATCAGGTGTTTTATTTTCAGGCAAATCCACAACAGACGCTACTTCTTGTAAAAGTTCGTCAGTTTCTTCAACTAATTCTATCTGCGCCTCAATTTCTATCGGTTTGTCCTTATAAGAATTATCTCGCTTCATTTTAAGCTCCTAAAATTAATTCTTTTAGTGTGAATGCTCCCCACAGCAAACTGCGGGGCTTTTAGGCCGAAGCCAAGCCCTGCATCCCCAGGGCCAACCAAGCAAATTTACGGTCTTCAAGGAAATGATTGTAAAGCCAGCG